GGGTAAATCCAAGAACATCAACAAATCCAATAAACACTATTGTTAGTTCTACAACTACTGGTGCTTCTGCATATAAATTAATAGATAGTGGGCAATTGTTTCTACAAACAGCATCTATCGGAGATACTATAGAAAATACAACTGATAGTACAAGCACAACAATTACAGGTATTGATAGTAACACACAATTATCTCTAAAGAATGATATAATGTCAAGTAGTGAGAATTATAATTTAAAAGGTACTCCAAACTTTACTCCTCAATACTTACAATCAAATACTAAGATATATTTTAAACAAGGTAGAGATATTATATTTCCAGTATTTGCAGAACCAGAAGGTACTATATCCTTTACAACTGGTGGAGGTGCAAATGTATTTTGGAATCAAGTAGAGGATTTTTGGAATTTATATGATGTAGCTTGGGGGAATACTTTAAGTGACATAACAATATCTGATAGTACAGATTCAAAACAAAAAATAATATATATTAGAGTTACACCAACGACAACATTACAAACTGGTGATGTTATAACTGTTGCAAGTACTAAAACAAGTCCCACTAACTTTGTGCAATCGGTTACATTAACACTTGAAGAGATATGCGAACCTAAATTTGATTATTTAGAAGTTATATTTTATAACAAATATGGAGCTTTACAAATTATGCCATTTCACAAAAAATCTGTAACAAGTGTAAATACTAATTCAGATTCTTTTAAAAGAAACTTAATGGACTTCGTAAACGATCCTACTTATAGTAATGAGAAGCATCAAATAAGACAATTTCATGTTACAGGAAAAGAATCTATAACAATGAATACAGGATATATAGATGAGAGTTTCAATGAAATAATGAAACAACTATTATTTAGTGAACAGGTATGGGTATATGATGGTTCTACTGTAAATCCTATAACTCTAAATACTAAAAGTTTACAATATAAAAAGTCAGTAAATGATAGATTAATAAATTACACAATTGACTTCGAATATGCTTTTAATAAAATAAATGATATTAGATAATGCAAAACATTCAATTATATATTGAAGGTAATAGGGTGGATATGTTTAAAGATGAGTCTGTTTCACTTACACAAACAATCCAAAATATAAAAGATATAGCTAAAGTATTTACAAACTTTACTAAAACATTTTCATTACCAGCTTCAAAAGACAATAACAAGATTTTTAAACATTATTATAATTATGATATTGTAAATGGTTTTGATGGTAGAATTAAGAAAAGTGCTACTATAGAACTCAATTATTTACCTTTTGAGGATGGGAAGATAAAACTTGAAGGTGTTGATCTAAAGAATAATAAACCTTATGCTTATAAAGTTACTTTTTTTGGTAATGCAGTAGAACTAAAAGACATATTTGGAGATGATACATTACAGGCATTAAATTGGTTAGATAATTTTAAAAAACCTTATAGTGCTGCAAGTGTATTAACAGGATTAACAACAGGATATGATATTGTAGTTGATTCAGTCACTTATAATAAAGCATTATTAGTTCCTTTAATATCACATACTAAAAGATTGTTTTATGATAGTACAGGTAATGAGGTTGCACTAAATGGTAATTTATATCCTCATTCTGGAACAGGTGGAATACATTTTCACGGTGTTTACTATGCTGATTTAAAATATGCTTTAAGAGTACATTTAATTATAAAAGCAATAGAGCAACAATATAGTGGTATTGAATTCACAACTGATTTCTT